AAAAATAAACAATTTGAAAAATATGAAAAAAATTTACAAAATGAAATTGCAAAAGGAAATAAAGGAGATCCAAATAAAATAATTAAAGAATATAAAAATTATACAAAAGATTTTTTAAGTGGATTAGAAGATGTTGATAGAGCTCAAATAGAAAAATTAGGTTTACCAGAATTAAGTTTAAAAGAACCAACGGAATTGTATGGTAAAAGAAGAATAGCACAATTAACAAAACAAGGTTTAGATTTACCAAGTTCTTACAAAGAATTAGGATATAGTATTCAAGTTCCAAAAGGAACAGCTACATTAAAAGAATTTATTAATAATCCTGAAATAAGAAATCAAATGATAGCTAATATTGGTTGTCCTACTTTAGTTAGTAAATCAATAGGAGGAAGAGTTAATTTTTCTAATGGATCTAATTGTTATGCAAAGGGATTAGAAAAAATTCAATCTGGAGAACTTGGAAATGCAGAAAAAAGAATAGCAGGTGAATTTTTACAAGCAGCAGGGGCAGCAAGTGAAGATGTGCAAGATGTTTTTAAAGGAACAAAAACTGGATTAAAATTTTTACAAGATGTTGTTGTAGGATTAACTCGTCCAGTGATTGCAGCAAACATAGGTATTTCTGCAGCAACAGAGGGTGAAAATATTTTAAGAGGACAATTAAATCCTGCATCAAGACTGGTAGAATCTATAACTTTTGGAGCTTTAGGGGGAGGTCCAACAGAGGTGGCAGATCAAATGTTGGAGTTTGGTTCTCCAGGAACTATTAAAACAATTAATCATTCAAGAACAATTAAAAAATTTAACGATCAAATAGAGTCAGAAAAAAATGATATAGAAAATGCAAATAATACTTTTGCTGAATATGGAATTGATCCAACAAGCGTAATTTTAGAAAAAGAAAAAAATATTGCAAATATAGAAAAACAAAAAAATGAATTTTTATCTAATCCAATTTTTGTTTTAACACAAAAAGATAAAAATGATTTTGAAAATGATTTCAAAAAAATAGTTAAAATTGGTTTAGATAAAGGAATAGAGGGAACTAAAAAAACAGCTAGATTTACACCAGAAATACAAGCAACATCAAATGAAATTTTAATTGATAGAGAAAGATTTCCAAATTTTGCATCTCAATTAGCCACCGATCTTAGAGGAACAGAAATTGAAAATATATTAAAACCATATAGTGATATTGAAAAATCTATAATAGATGAATCTACATTTATTGTAAAAGACCCCGAGTTATTAAAAATAAAAAATTATTATCAAGGTTTTAAAAATGCAGGAGATATAATTTATAATGAACCTAAGCCATTAACTGATGAACAAAGAATAGAAATTGAAGAAATGGGAGCAAGAACAGGAGCAGCAAAAGGAGGTTATATAGATTATGTTAAAGAGTACAGAAAGTACGCGCGCGGAGGAAGAATTAATTTAAGTAATGGGGGTGATGGAAATCGTCCTAAAATTTCCAGAAGAGGGTTTTTAGGATTTTTAGCTGGCGTTGCTTCAGCACCTTTTGTTGCAAAATTATTTAAGGGTAAAAAAGGAATTCAAGCTGCAAAAATTGCAGCTAAAGTTTTACCAGAAGCAAAAGGAATGCCTGAATGGTTTAATCCACTTATTACTAAAATTTAAAATGAAGGAGTTGATATATCTCCTAAAGCTACAAGAGCTGAAGATATTCTTAAAGTTAAAAAATTAGAAATACCAACACCTGATGGAAAAGGTACAGATACGATTATTATGACAAAATATCCAGACGGAAGTATTGAAGTTGATGCAGAAGTTTTAGGTGGAGGTGCATTTGATTCACCTTTTACTTTAACTTATAAACCTCCTAAATTAGATATTGATTTAACAACTGGAAAACCAATAAAAGATCCAGGTAGTTTTTACGTTATAGAACAAAGACCAAAACCAGATTACAATGATCCAGGCAATTTTGAAATAGATTATGAAACTATGTATGTTGATGATGCAATAAGTGATATTGAAAGAATTGAAAAAATTGCAACAGGAAAAAGAATACCTCCACAAAAAGTTGAACAAAGAGCAGGAGCAAGAAAATTTGTAGAAGAAAATCCTTCAGAGGATATTGTAAATAGATATGGAGATGCAGAAATTGAATATGACCGAATGAAAGATGAAGGATTATTAGATGATTAAAAGATTAACTAGAACAATACCACCATTACGAGGACCTAACCCGCAAGGCTTGAATATTGGTTATAATACTGTTAGAACAGTTAAATCGGAGAAAATAACAAATGGCAGAAATAGAAAAACCTATTCCAACAATAAGTAGACCTTTGACTCCTGAACAGGAGACAGAACTTGTTATAAATGAAACAGAAGAGATGCCAACATCTCCAACTGAAGTAACTGAAAATGAAGATGGTAGTGTAGATATTAATTTTGATCCAACAAAAGATTTATCTGGACAAACTGAATTTAATGCAAACCTTGCAGAAATTTTAGAGGAAGATGTTCTTAATTTAATTGGTTCAGAGCTTTATCAAGATGTACAATCTTACAAAGATTCAAGATCAGATTGGGAAAAAGCTTACACACAAGGTTTAGATTTATTAGGATTTAAGTACGAGCAAAGAACAGAACCTTTTCAAGGAGCATCGAGCGCCACGCATCCTGTTCTTGCAGAAGCAGTAACTCAATTTCAAGCTTTAGCTTATAAAGAATTGCTTCCCGCGGGCGGGCCTGTGCGAACACAAGTTGTTGGATTAGATACACCAGAAATTCAAAATCAAGCAGATCGTGTTGCTGAATTTATGAATTATCAAGTTATGGATGTTATGAAAGAGTATGAACCAGAATTTGATCAGATGTTATTTTATTTACCACTATCAGGATCTACATTTAAAAAAGTTTATTACGATGAATTATTAGGTCGAGCTGTTTCTAAATTTATTCAAGCTCAAGATATTATTGTTCCTTATTCAGCATCCTCTTTAGAAGATGCAGATGCAGTCATTCATGTAGTTAGAGTATCTGAAAATGAATTAAGAAAACAACAAGTTGCAGGTTTTTATAGAGATATAGAATTATTGCCATCCGATGAATTAACACAAGACAATAGTATTCGATCTAAAGAAAAACAATTAGAAGGTGTGACCATGAGTGGTCAGACAGATGGTATTTTTACATTATTAGAATGTCATGTTAATTTAGATATAGAAGGATTTGAAGACAAAAATGCAAATGGTGAACCTACCGGAATCAAACTTCCTTACATTGTAACTATTGAAGAGGGATCTAGAGAAGTTTTATCTATTAGAAGAAACTATGCAGAGTTAGATCCTAAAAAACAAAAGATACAATATTTTGTACACTTTAAATTTTTACCGGGATTTGGTTTCTATGGTAATGGTTTAATTCAAATGATTGGTGGTTTGTCTAGAACTGCAACTCAAGCATTAAGACAATTATTAGATGCAGGAACTCTATCTAATTTACCAGCAGGATTTAAACAAAGAGGAATTAGAATTAGAGATGATGCACAATCAATTCAACCAGGAGAATTTAGAGATGTAGATGCACCAAGCGGAAATTTAAGAGATGCATTTATGCCTTTGCCTTATAAGGAGCCTTCACAAACTTTATTAGCATTAATGGGGGTCGTGGTTCAAGCAGGTCAGCGCTTTGCTTCGATAGCTGACATGCAAGTGGGAGATGGGAATCAGCAAGCAGCAGTGGGCACGACCGTGGCTTTGCTAGAAAGAGGTTCGCGTGTAATGTCTGCAATTCATAAAAGAGTATACTCTTCTATGAAGGAGGAATTTAAATTACTAGCAAATGTATTTAAATTATATTTACCACCTGAATATCCTTACGATGTAGTAGGTGGACAAAGACAAATTAAACAATCAGATTTTGATGATAAAGTAGATATCATTCCAGTTGCAGATCCAAATATATTTTCACAAACACAAAGAATAACTATTGCACAAACAGAATTACAACTTGCAATGTCTAATCCACAGATTCATGACATGTATCAAGTTTACAGAACTATGTACGCTGCGTTAGGAATAAAAGATGTAGATAGAATTTTATTAAAACCAGATCAACCCACACCAAAGGACCCTGCACTAGAACACATTGATGCTCTTGCAGGGAAACCATTCCAAGCTTTTCCAGGACAAGATCATAGATCACATATTGTTGCGCATTTAAGTTTTATGGCAACTAATCTTGCAAAAAATGCACCTGTTGTTATGGCTGCATTAGAAAAAAATATTTTTGAACACATCTCTTTGATGGGTCAAGAACAAGTTGAACTTGAATTTAGAAATGAAATTGGTCAAATTGCACAAATGAGTCAAAATCCTCAAATGCAAGCTCAATTACAAAACATGCAAACACAGATTGAAGCTAGAAAAGCAAAAATTATTGCTGAGGCAATGGAAGAATTTATGTCGGAAGAAAACAAAATTATGTCCGTTATCGACAATGATCCGGTTGCAATGCTAAGATCACGTGAATTAGACCTTAGAGCAAA